CCATTGATAAAAGCTAGTCGATTAGCACTATGTTCATTAGACAAAGACATACCAATTGGAGTAACATATCCATTTGTATTTTGACCACCCCATGTTAAATATGATTCACTTACTCCAGTAATAGGAATAGTTATATTTGCTGATCCATTAAATGATGTAGCAGTTCCACTTGCACCTGTACCAACGTTTATAGTTCTTGCGTTTTGTAAAGTAGTAGCTGTCGTAGCATTACCACTTAAAGCACCGGTAAATGTTGCAGCTCTTATAGTTCCACCAGCATCAGGTACACCAGAAGAATTATACGCTCCGTAATTTAAAACACCATTTGATCCAAGCCAAAGTGAGTTAGATACTCTTGCACCCCAGTGGAAGTTTAAGTTTGGTGCATCTCTATCTTCACCATCTCCTGCACCCGCTAAAGCTCTTTCTCTTATAGAAATAGGTGAGTTAGAATAATCATAAGTTAATCCTAATGAAGAATAAAAAATCTGCATACCAGATGATGTATCACCTGAAGTATTCATATAGTTATCTACACCAGCAGGTGTAGCCCATGAACCATCGTTACGTAAGAACGTTGTTGTTCCAGTCCCTAATGCAATAGAAGAACGAACGATTGCATCTGAACCGTTTACAAGAACTAACTTTTGACCTGACGCAATAGCTGTGTCAGCCGTAATTGTACCACCGTTAGTGATGTTTCCATGCGTATGTGAAGTAGGCGTAAAAGTGGCTGGTTTATTATCAATGTTAGACCAATCAGCAGTAGGATAAACAACATCGTACGCAGACGATCCTGTCTTCCTGCGAATTTTAACATTCGCCATAAATTACCACCCGTTCGAGGTACTTAAATCATCGTAAATATATGAACCAATTGGAGCTGTAGAATCAGCGGTTGTCTTCGCCAAGTCATAATAAATATTAGGTTTATTACTTATAGAGTTTGTCACTAATGTATCGACTTCAGAAGTGCTATAGACACCTAAAGATTCTCTAACGGTAATACCACTTTCAGCAACAAAATTTGTTCCGTTACCAACAATAAAGTTACCATCAGTTACAGCTAATCCAGCGATGTCAGCAAGTTTAGCGCTATAACCTTGGACATTTGTACCAATAACTAAACCCAAGGTTGCTCTTTGGGCTGTAGTATCTGCATCATCTAAGATTGCGCGACCTGCGGCTGTTAGTGTCATGGTTGTAAATGTATCATTACCATTACCATAAACAAGAGTATCAGCTGCAATAGTCAAACCTGCAAAGTTTGTCAGTGTCGCATCTAGTGGTTGATATTGTGAGTGAGTGTGTGATGCAGGAGCAATTTTGTTTGTAATGGGTGTGCCAGAATTATATAAATCTGTACCATCTACGGTAATATTGTCATATAAGAAGTTTTCTGTAACAACATCAGTATGTCCGTCTTGTAAACCTGTAGCGTTTGTTGATGCATTATATCGTCCAGCGTTTTGCGTTGTTCCAACAACTGTAACAATACCAGCGTTAGCAGTTCCAGCATTTTCATAAACGTTATTAATAACAGAAGCAGTAAAGATAATTGCAGCACCAGAACTAGAACCATCTCCACCTCCAATAGCTTCAATAACAAACCAGTCTCCAGCTTCTAAAACTCCAGATGAAGTAGAGGTTGAACCGCTAGTCCCACCATCTGTTGGTCTAAATTGTAAAGTTACATATAGAGCGGGGTCGGAACCTAATGCAAAGATACCAGTTAGATCTGAAATAGTACCACCAGTAGTAATTAAAAAATAATAACCTTTAATACTTCTATCGCGATCGGAATTTTAATATTAGCATCTAAGGTAGCAACACCATTAGCAACACCTTTTTGAGTTAAAGGAACCTTTGCATCAAGCGCGGTTTGTAATCCATCTACTTGTGAAATGACAGTTGCAGGATAAAGATTCTCATATGTTGAGGATGCTGTCTTTCTTTTAATTTGAATGTTTGCCATAGTTTATCTCCTATTTTTTATTTATTTTTTCAGAAAGTATAGCTTCTGTTTCAATACCTAGTTCCAATGTTCCTTGTAATCCTTTAAGTAAAGAACGAACATTTGTAACGTAAGGGTTTAAAAAATCTAAAAGAGCTTTATTTCTGTCCTCTTGTATTTTAACATCTTTTTTTAAATTTTCTAAAACATCAGGTGCTGGTGCAGTCTTCTTGTATGTCTCAAAATCTGATCTTAGTTTCATAAGTTCTTGAGTCTTAGATTCTAAAGATAAACTCACTTGAGCTAAGTTACTTTTAACGTTTTTATAATCTTGTAAATCTTTCTCTAAAAGATTTTTAACCTTGCCTATCTCGATAATCTCTTTATCTTTAACGTCAACAGCAGATCTTAAATGACCAAGTTCTTCGATCTTATTATTAAGTTCGATTACCTTTACAATTAATTCTGCTTTAGATAGTTTGTCAATTTCCATTATAATCTCTCCTTACTTAAACCATTATAACATATTAGTTAGATACAAAAACACTGTTTTGATTTCCAAATATTGAGTCATCAGACCAAGCTTTATCTTCTGTAAAGTTACTATAAATATAAGTAACCTCTTTGACCACCCCATTAAATTTCACATAAACCTTATTCTTGGGTTTGATGGGTGTGTATAATTTAATATAATTCGCCAAATGGTTACCTTGTTTATCTGTGACAATAACGTTAACAAGAACTGGCGTTCTAGTCTTTAAACCTGTAAAGGTATATTTAATAACACCAAGCTTGGAAGATTGATCAAGCGTACCATTCTCACTAAGCACCCTTTGATCAAATGGTTTAAGGTTGCGATAGTTAAGTAACTGAAACTTATATTCAATATTCTTATTAATATAGTTAAAGTCACTTTCAATACCATAGTCATAATAGATAGAAACTGCTATCTCTTCTAGGCTACGATCGGTATCGTCAGTATCAAAGCATCTTATATCAAGATGTTTAATTTGTGGAATAGGAACTAAACTACTAATTAACTTTACATTCTCAGACCTTAATAAAATCTCACCTGTTGTATACAACGATGCGTTTGTAACACTATCAGATTTAATAAGGAACCTAAAGTCTCTTATCCAACGTAAATTGTTAAAGGTACTACGGTTTTGATTAGTAATATCAATCTTAAAAACAATCTCTTTAAATAGATTAACGTCCTCATTACCGGTCCAAACATTCTCTTCGTTTAAGTTAATCGTATAACGATCAACCCAATAAAAGGTTGGAGATAATAAATCAATAGCCTTTGTCTTTTCATCTTCTAGATAAAACCTAAGTCCAACATTACTGTTTTGTGGACTATTAGAATACAAAAGGATTGTAATAATGGCTTCTTCTTTTTTGATAGAAATATTCTTTACTTCAAAAAAAGTATTAAGTTTATTAATCTTCTGAGCTGCCATACTCATCAACCTTTACATAAAGTGTATCAGCAGAGGCCCCAGATAATGCGCTTTCAGGTGCAATAGTATTTACAATAATCTTGTTTTCTAACGCCGTAACCCTAGCAGCTAACGTAAGAAGGTCAGCTTCTTTAACTAATGAATATAAAGTACCGTTAATATTTACCTTAGGCATTGTCATAAACTCAGCATCTGTAGCAATTAAATAATTAGTATTGAGTTGTTCATCAACATTATAATTAATTATAATAAGTTCATCAGATGAAATAGCTCTTAACATATATAACTTATTAGCTTTAAGTTCTTTAGCTTTTGCTTGAGTAACAACGACAGTATTATTAACTAAGCTTTTTTCTATCATAACTTTATATAATTTATTATTAACCGATGTACTGTCAAACCCTTCTGATGGTTGTAATAAACTAACAAACTGAAGGTTATCAAAGTTATTTCTTGAATCTGTACCAGTTGGGATAAAGTAAAACACAGTATGTTGATCAATTAGACCAACCTTATGCTTGACGAAATGAACGCTAGGATTCGTATTAGCAGCTAAAACAATTTCCCTATAGATATAAGGAGCATACTTAAGAGCATCCGCAGCTTTAGTTAATAAAGTAAGTTCTTGTGTAGTAAATGGCATGTTATTGCACCACCTTGTTTTCCGCCTGTGCTTGTTGTTTTAGCCAGACTTTAAATTCTTGGGTAACTGCTTTTCTAAATCGGATATCTTTAAGAGTAATTTTTTGATTCCAATCGTTAGCATACTTAATACTATTATACACCTGAAATAATAAAACAAAGAACTTAGTAATAACCGATAACAACGCTGCATCATTAAATATTAAGGTAACCAAGATTGAAGAAGCAACAGAGGTTATTGCAATACCCAATAATAAACTAGGTAATTTGTCTTTTACGATCTTTGTTTCTGTGTCTTTTGTAATGAATTCATTTGGAGACCTGTTATCATCTTTGGCATAATAACCACCCAGCACAATTGACGATGTTAGCTTATCAAAAGGAACGTTAAGTGAATTTAAATTGTTAGCAATCCACATTTCGGTTAATCTATTTTCATATTTGGACCGTTTACGGCAGTAATGATTCTTCAGTTTTTGAGCAGGTGTCCCACTGTTCCAAATAAATAAATCTCTATCCTTCACTTTTTTATCCAACTCATAAAGCTTCTTCTTGACATTAAACTCATGTTGAAGTCTTTTACGTTTAGGGTTAATATACTCAAGGAACCTAGCAAACAATGTCGGAACGTATTCTTTATCAGCAAAATCTTTAATATCGTTTTCTAATTTAATATATTCTTTATCATTAGTTTTAAAGTTGTCAACAATCATAAATACCGTTGCTGTTACTGTTGTAATAATAGCAAACGAAGTAATGATCTGATCAACATACCAAGTATAGCTTTGTAAGTTACCAAAGTTAATTCCAGAATCTTTGTCAATAAGGGATGTAACCCCAATAAGAACTAATGAAATAGCATAAAGGATAAAGTATTGAGTCTTTTTGTAGAATTTAATCATAGTTAATCCACCTCAATACTATTGTACAGCAGCTCTATCTTCTTGTAAAGCCTCTTTGATTTCTAGTTTACGTATTTCTTTTTTAACCTTATAGTCAGCTTGTTCCGAGAACGGCTTCACAAATAAGTAAGCAATGATCTGAGGTATAGCAACCCAGCCTATAATAAACTCTATGTTATCAATACCATATCTTGCTAACGCAATAACGCCTAGTGCTAGGATAAACGCCCAAACCTTAGCTAATCCCAATAGAACAACCTTTAAGAGGCTAAATTCCCAAGACTCGATCCAGGTATACACTTCCTTTTTAAATTGAAACAAAAGCATTATAGATACGATTAAGAATAACCCAGAGACTTTAATTTCAGCTTCTCTAAACGTAAAGAAGTCAAACTTAAACCCCATAACAATAAGAGGAATCAAGTAAGCTATGGCAATGAATAACAGTCTTAGCCAAAATCTTTGGCGTTTATACTTATTAATGTTATCCATAAGCACCTTTATAATTTAATAGAATTAATAATATCAGTTACACTTGCTTCGGTAGCTTTAACTTCTTTTTGAATTGCTTCTGCTTTTTGTTCGATCACAGCTTCGGCCTTAGCTAAAACAACCTTTGGTTCTGTGGTTTTATTAATGGCTTCAATAATCTTAAGAGTAACTGGTTCTAATTCTACATGACTAATCTTTTTAATTTCTTGAGCATAGCCAGCGATTTGTTGTTTGGCTTTATCTAAAAGAACAGGTGATGCAAGTGATAATGTAACTAACATGTCAGCCATATAGGTCACGACTTCTTTTAGTTCTTTAACTTCTAAGTCAACGCCTTTTTTAACCGTAACAATTTCTTGAGTAAGTTTGTCAACTTCTCCGGTTTTTACTTTAGCGATTGCTCTTGATAATGTATCTCTTGAACGGTAGATCATAGCAACAATACCACCGCCAACTAATAAAAATCCTTGAACAATATCCCAAAGTGAACTAAAGAAGGATACGTCTCCTCCAAATAAGTCAGCTAATAATTGTTGAATTGATTCCATAAATCCTCCTAGAATAATGCGGTATTCTTATGGGCCGCATAATCTAATTCAAGTTGTTTAAGTTCGTTGATAATCTTTTCTTGTGTTTTTAGAATAGATTGAATAGCTAACGATTGATTCTTTACAACTTCTAATAATAATTGTATCACTTCAAGGGACGACCTACCACTTTCGTCATAAGGGATATTCTTTAAATAAAGAGCAATAGATTCGTTAACAGCGGTAATGCCGTTAATCTGTTTGACTATATCAGCAAATGGAAATGCTGCAACAAAGTCACCAGTTGATGTAGCAACCGGAACCATGCCAACCTTAATATCTTTTTGATTTAATGGAGCTATATTCTTTAAAGCACCTGTTCCAATAAGATGACCAATCTCAGATTCAATCTTAATTAACCTGGTATAAAGTTCTTTAATTTCATCACCGACTTCTCTTTTTATAGAAAGGGTAATAAGTTCAAGATCAAAAACTAATTCGACTACGTTAGTTGATTGAGAGAAAGTAGAATCTATAATTGTAAGATAGAATCTACTACCCTTTAAGAAAGGTAAGATATCCTTAGAGATATTTAACTTTGCTTTGTAAACTTCACCTTCACGCTCAAATGGCTTTGTATATACAAGGCCATTGGTTAAGATAAGATTACCAATAAACTCAGCTTTAATATCTGATTGTAATTTTAAAGTCGTAGTAGAAGACTTAATAACTGTGTTATCGTAAACAAGACCTTTTTGATATTTAAAATTTAACATTATTCAGTCTCCTTATTAAGTAAAACTAATTCTCTTTTTCTTAACTCAAGAGTGTTTATATCGTTTCTTAATTCATCACGCTTTAGTATAAGTTTATCAATGAGATAAGGCATTGGTTTTGAAAGAACAAAAGACTCAAAACATTTAATGATCTTATAGTCTTCTTCTTTGAGTTCTTCTTTTTTGGAAAGTATTAAAAGATTTAATTCATCAATTCTCATATTAAATTACCACCTTATATATAGCTTGAACGTACATTGTTTGAGCTGTTTGTGTTCCGCTTGGAGTTTCAAGCATACCATTTTTAAAAGTTAAACTAGTTCCAGTGTAAGGACCAGTTGTGGTATTGGTTCCTAATTGAACTGATAATAAAGCAACAACATCACCACCCGAAATACTATCAAGTCTTTTTTCTAAGACAGCATAATAATCAGTACCACTAGATTGGATTAAAAATACTTCTGACCAAAATCTAACGTCACTGTTTGTACCCCATCTAATTAACAATCTATCACCGGCGGTAACGTTAGAAGCTAAAGTAAGTGTAGAATATGTCACGTTAGGACTTATATTAACAATTACGGGTGAACCATTATAGAGCGTAGTTTTTAAATTAACTTTACTATCTAAAACAGTTTGTAGGTTTGTTACATCTGAAACGGCATGTGTATGAGATGATGCAGCTTTACCATCCAAAGTAGTTTGTAAGTTTGTAACATTTGCAATTGTATGAGTATGAACTGATGCAGCTTTGCCATCGATAGCTTCTTGTAAACCAGGAATATCTGCTATTGTTTTACCTTCACCTAATCTTACTTGAAGAATTTGTTGTGCACCACCAACGTAAGCAGCAACTAAAATTCTTGCATTGGTTAAACCTGTTGGTTCAACGTTTGTTAAACGTCCAGGTGTCGTACCTGCAGCATCAAACCAAAGTTTATTACCTTCGGCAAAATTGTTTATATAATTTAAAGATGATTGTGCTTGAGTTATTTGTCCAAAGTCATAAACATCTACGAATGAATTAATATTAGCAGCAGCATCTGCAACCCCCATAATCAAATCAGGGTCAGCGTTACAACTATATACTGTGTATGTTGTACCACCATGAGTAACAGTTCTTTGAGTTTGACTAGCATTTGCTATGAGTTTAAATCCACCTTGAACGCCTACAAACTGAACTAAATTGCCTTTCAAAATAGGTTCAATTGCTTTTGCTCTATAAAGTAATTCCGCAGTAAGTGGAAGAGTAAAAATTGTATTTAGAGTAAATGGACTAAGACTAACAACTTGTTGTATAGAACCGGTATTTTCAACAATAAAAACATCTCCAACAATTAAAGTTGTTGAAGTTTCGCCTACAACCCAAGGGTTGGCAGCTGGTAATCCTTCGGTATCTGAAACTCTATAAATTCTATTTCCTCTAACACCGGTATCACCTCTAGGAATACTAAATGCTAAATTATAAGTATCTTCAACCGGTTCTGTTACTGTAACGGTAACAGACGATCCTGCATTTCCAGTTGTAGCGCTTGCTGTTAATGTTGGAGCAGGGCCGGTAACACCTTGTATTTGTCCAATATTCACCCAGGCTAATGTCGTTAAATCCCAAAGGTAAACGGTATAAGGGGTAGCTGCTCCTACAAACCAAGCTTCGCCAGTTGTTCCAGTTGCGGGTAAAGCTCCTGTATTAGCTTTAATTCCTTTAGGAACAAAAGAACCTGTATCACCTTTATCACCTTTTGCACCTTTAATATTAATAGGATTAATATTAGTTGGTTCAGTGTTAGACCAAGTTAAAAGAATTTCACCATTTGTTTGGGTTTCAATGATTGGATACCAACCATCACTTCTTATTTGTAAAGTTCTCCAGACCTTATTATCTCTTTCTTCATTTGTGTCAGTACTTAAATATGTTTTAAATTCAAGATATTTAGTCGAAGCATTTGGAACTAAATACGGAGTATCTGTGAGATTAGTTCTATATCTAAATTCAATTAAACTTGTAGGACCTGATGGGCCTGTCGGACCAGCTAAACCCACAAGATTTGTAAGAAGTTGCCAAGCACCGTTTGATTTCAAATAAAGATTAAAGCTAGCTGTTTGAATAAAAATATCGCCATCAACACCTTGATTACTTGTTGGATTAGATGAACCAGTTAAAATAGTCTTACCATTAAGGCCGTTCGTGCCATTTGTACCGGCCGCTCCAGGGCTTCCAGGCTGACCAGCTGCACCTCTAATAATAACGCCTGTGTTAACGCCATTTAAAGTAATTAAACCATCGGCATCGATACTCATATTTGCTGGACTAAATAAAGTTTCGATTAAAACTTGAGAGTTATTAGCGATTAAAGTTTCATATTTAGTTTTAAGATCAACGAATACAGCTAATAAAGATTCAAAGTTTTCAGCAGTTAATAAAACATTATTGATCTGATTAACAATTGCTGTAAGTTGATTTTGAAAGACCAAGATCTTAGCGTCAACGTTATTGTTCCAATACTGGGCGTTAGATAAAAACGTTTCTAAATTATTTACAAACGTTACAATTTCATTAAGTTTAGAACTTGTAATTTCTTGACCGAATTTAAATTTTTGAATTGGCATTTTTATCTCCTCGTCATTCTATATCATACCATATATCGCCATTAGTTGCTTCAACCGGTTCATCTTGACTGATAAATAATCTAGTGCCACCCAATTGTGAACTTGTTTCAACTTTATTATATTGTCTAACACTTTCTAAAAGAGTAGAATCTTTAGTTAAAATTCTAAAGTCGTCACCCTTACGAACGATATCTTTGTAAAGCCCATATGGATTTTGATCCGGTATATCAACTGTAGTGTAGTTAAATGTGACGCTAGAGAATGAAAACTCACTTTCAGATTTGCTTGATACAAGTAATTCTATAAGTAAGAATGGAAACTTGTAAGTAGAGTTAACAACCTTACTATCAATAATTGGGCTATCAAGCTTCAACGTATTGTTATTATAAAGATCTCCAACTCTTAAAGTCTTTTTATCTTGGATAAGTGGTTTGTTTTTCCACTCTAAAATTTTGTGACCTGCTTCATTAAACCCTTCAACTTCAATATCAATTTCTGAATATTGATTTCGATTATAAAAGAAAGTAGTATTATCTAGCAATTTATACATCTTTGGTTTTTCAAGATCATATGCCTTTAGTCTAATATGGCATGGATAAATGGTATCAAAGTCTTTATAGTTAACATCATTCATTGTGACAAGAGTATTGTTATATAAATAAATAGGATTGTTTTTTACATATATAAGATGATCAGTATTAAAAAGATCTGATTCATCTCTGAGCCATGGGAAGTAAACCTTATTATCAGCTCTATAGCCAAGTTTAAAATACATCTTTAAACGAATAGCTGGATAGACATTAGTAATAGAACCATCTACCTCTACAATGTTTTTTTCATGCCACATAATAGCATAATAGTCTTCAGTTATTTCACTAGTGCAGTTGTTATCATTCCATGGTATCGTTACGTTTTTGTTTTCAAACTTTACCTTATCATTTGCAGAGTAAAGATTAACTTTATCTTGATCTAATTCACCCGCTTGAATATAATAAATTGTATTAAAATGTTTAAATAACAGCATGTTCTCAGCAACTTGAACAGTAGCTGGGTTGTCGCAAGATACATTTGGAGATATTGTGACACGTCTATATGGAGAATAATATTGATCTGTTTCTACATCGTCTCCGTTTCCTTTGACTAAGTGAATAGATCCACCAACAGAAGAACTATTGGCAAATGCAATGATAAACCCAGAGAATGCAATAACCTTTACCAACGCTTCATTCTTATTTGTTTTAAATGAAAGGCCACCTCTAAGCGTTATATAAGTAGGATTATTAATTACAGTTTTAAACCATTCACCAGAGTTCATAGCATCATCATAAAAACAAAACTTATTACCATCAGCATGAACCTTTGTACATGAATGAATTGTTTTAAACAAACCACTAGGCTTTATATTTATATCGTAAAGAACACTAGCAGCTTGTCCAAAGAAAGAACCGTCTATCTTGTTTATCTTAAAATCAACGATTTTCTCTCCGTTGATATCAATTAACTCCTCTGATATATAAGAAACATTTGTTGTAGCAGTAGGAGATTGATCTACTTCAAAGCTTTTTGCAAAAGATACCCTGTATTTGTAAGTCATAGCGTCAGCAACAGTAATGGTAGAGTAATCAAGTTTATAAACAGAATCAACATATTCGTTGTTAATAAATGTTTTGGTACTATAGAAGTTATCTTCAAACCTTACGATAGTTCTCCATTGATTATTAACCAGCTTTTCCCATCTAAAATAATATTCATTGATATCTTCATTAGCTGCTAATGTCATAATTGGTTTTAGAATAAAAGAAGCTTTACCATTAACAACACTATAAAGAGGAATTAAAGCACCAATAGAAGTAATGGCTTGATCAAACTCAGATTGCAAAGCTAAATCTGGATATGGTGAAAGGTAGTTATTACCTATTTGATTGAGAACAATACTATTTAAAAGCTTAGGTGATATAACATAAGCTAATAATTTTCCATTAGTATCTGGATAGATATTAACGATTCGTGTACCGGTAGCTAGGTAAAGGACATTATTAAATGTTCCCCCTTCTACTTTCTTCACATTCTGAAAAATAAGAGTTTCATCTATGTCGTTTAACAATTCAAACCTGTTATCGAAAGCTACGTTATAACCCCTTACTAAATGTTCCTCAACACATTCATAATATGAATTACCATAAAGAACTAACTGACCTTTAAAGTATTTAATGAAGTTGGGGTCCCATGTAATAATGTTATTAAATTGAGATTCACCTATAAGAGTCTTTAGACTTTCTGTATTTTTAAGTAACCATTTAGCAGAAGTATCGGGTTTAACAAATGTAATTGTTAAAAACTCAGTGTTTGGTTCACCAATAAATCTATAATATTTATTATCATATAAAAAATAATTATCCAGTTCAATAATAAAATTTTCAATTAATCTATTAAATTCACCAATATATTTTAAACCGTTATCTTTTTCAATAACATAACCATTATGTAATACGGTTGTTGGTAAACTAGATGCTCTATATCTTTCAAGACCTACTGTTAAGTTTGTAGGATCGTGGATTAATGAGCGGCTATAATCAGAGAATTTTATTGGTAATTGAACTACTTCAATTTCTGTGTTTGGAGAATAAATACCATAATATAACTTCCCATCGGCCGCTATAATAAGATAAGTAACGTTGGTTGTAAACAATGAAATACCTTGAACGTTCTTTATATCTTCTTTAGCAATGATGGTACTTAATATCTTAGCACCTTTTCTTTTTACTATACCGCCAGAAAGATAATGAACATTTAATGCATCTCTTAATTCATTCGGATTAAGATGCTCATTACTGTTGTTAAGATACATCTGAATCTTTTCAGTATCTTTAACAAACCTAGAGTAATAAAAATAAGCAGAATAAAACACAAGTGCATCTTCAAATTCTTCACGAATATCGATATCAACATTCTCTAGGTTCTGTTCATCTGAAAGTGATTCGGTAATTGTTGGAGCAATTAACTTGGAATAATAACCAAACTTAAAGTTTACAATAGCACCTAATTCTAGATCATATTCGATGATAAGACGATCGTCTTTGATATAAAAGATTGCACGATTACTACCGATCCAACTTCTAAATCTATTCATGTACCAGTTCTTTTGAACATTTGGGTTACTCAAGGAATATCGCTTTGCTACGATACCATATTGTGGCAAGAAGATCTTGGTGTAAAGAACTTTCCTAACTTGAGAAACAGGGATCTTAATTTCTATATAACCAACTTCATTAACTACGACATCAGTTTGAGCAATATTATCGAAGGTAATTTCTTTAAACAAACGATAACCTCTTGAAGTTAAGTCAGCCATACAGTTAGATATGGCAGTTTGTAAAGACCCAATGGTAAGAATGTCTAAACCAGTTGTTTCAATAACTCTTTCGTATAATCGTTTTAGTTTCATAGTTTAGTTCCTAGTGTCCTTTCGACTACGTTCATTGCAGTATTATCTTGTAGTCTCTTTTCTTCAGATTGTTCTAACCGATAGTTTGTTTTTTCTCTTCGATCTTGAACCTCTTTTATAAATTGTTTAAGGTTATTAGCTTTATAATCATTTATTAAAAAACCATTAACCATTTCTGGTTCAAGGCTAACGTTAAAGGAAATGTTATTAATCTTGTAGTTTTCTACTGAATGTACCTCATGTGTTCCTTTTAGAACATTATAAGCTACAAAGATATCTCCCTTAGACAATTTTAACATACGAGTTGAAATATTGTGAGCATTAGCAAATCGTAGTTCTGGCTGAAACCGTATGACATCTAAATAATTCATATACATATTATAACAAAAAAAGCCCACTAAGTTAATAGCGGGCTCTTTCTTTAGTTAAAGAATAGTATTAGTTACCGGCTGGGATTTCGTCTGTAAAGACTGGTGCCGCAACAGTATTAACGACTTTAACTTCTTGAACACTTTGTTCCCAAGTGACGGCTTCGCCAACTCCAGGAGTCTTAGCATTTAAGATAATTGCGTGTGCTCTCCATGCATCTAAGTACATGTCAGCATACTTGTTCATGATACCTTCATAAAGTTCGGTACCAGGACGGCGTTGTAACACGCCTTCTTTTTCACCATTGGTGATCCAGGTGAAATCACGACGGACTAATTCACCAATCTTGGTGGTGTCTAACATATAGACGTTATTGTCGCGAGCATATTTATCTTTGACTAACGTGAAGTTGTCAAACTTAATATCCGCACGGCCACCTAATTGGAAACCAGTACCCGCTGAATCTAGCGAGTATTGTTTGAATTGATATAAAGCACGTTCAACCGAGGAGATAATCCGGTGGGTTGAAGCGACAAGGTTAACACCAGTTGCTTCTGGAGAAGTCAACATAATGTGGTCTGCCATATCGCGTAAAACTTCTTCGGTAAGGTATTGTGTACCACCTAAGTTAAGTTGCGTGTTCTTTAATGAAGCAAATACTTCACGATCAACACCGAAGATTGGTTCGGATTGATCAACTAAAATGTTGTGTAAACCAGTATATTCTGGTTGGACAACACCGTCATCAACGATTTGACGGGAATAAACTTTGATACCAGCTTGTACAGCAGTAACGTTAGCGATAGAAGCAAAGAAGTCTGCCCATGCACCAACTACGCGTGTGCCGGATGGGTTCGTAATTGCTCTACGGAGAAGTTTGTCAGCAATAAAGATAACAACTTCTTCATGAATACCAACGTTTGACTTTTGCCAGATACGTCCGATCCAACGATATTCATAAGCAGTAGCACCTTGAGCAGGAGTTGCGACCGTTTGTTCGATCATTAAACCCATACCTGGTAATACTGAATGGGAGTTACCCATTTTGAATTTTAAGACTTTGATTGCACCAGCATTGGCGTAGAACGTATTGTGTTCGGAACCACGTGCGTATGCAGGTCCAGTGCCTGATCCAGTAATCGTGGATAAAGCAAGATAGTTAGTACCATCAACTGTAGCGGTAATAGCACCGATTAAACCAGCTTTAGAACCATAAGTGAAACGTTGTAACGTATGCTTAATGTTCATTTGCATGCGGTCTAATGAGTCTTTGACGACGTCTAATAATGAACCATCGCCAGTTCCTTTTAAGATCGCTTCATCAGTAACGGCAAAGGTAGCCATTAACTTGACGGTATCGAATTCGGCTTCAACCGTTTCAACACCTTTATTAAAGAATTGATCGAATCCTAATTCGTAACGGTCCGCAGATGCGCCCATTGCACGAACGTTATCCGTGATACCTAAAGCAAATGCTTTATATTTCTTTTTACCAGAGATAGTGTCTTTGGAAAGTTTATTGATTAAAGCTTCCATGACTGAGAATTCGTTGCGAAGACCTTCTTGATATTCTAATTTTAAGAAGTCTTCAATTACGTTTTTGCTGCTAAAGCCGCCTGAGCCTAAACTTAAGCCAGACGTGACTTGGTTTGGTGTGTATGCCATATATGTTTCCTCCTACAGAAACAGTTTGAGATTATTGAAACTTATTGCCGCCAGCTCCATTGAATCTCGTCTTAAGTGCACTGAATGCATCTTTTGTATTTTTAACTTGTTGTCCAGTTTCAGGTACAGCTGAAGGCGTACCGTCTTTAGGACTAATAATCGGCGGAGTGTTTTTTAATGTTTGCTCTTGAACTGAACTAATAGTTTTTCCATTTGTTTGTGCGATGGGTGTTTCGGTAGGAGTACCGCTCTTGCCAATCTTATGGATTGCATGTTCTTTGTTCTTTAAAGCTCTTGCGTACAATAAATCAAACGCATCAACTACAAATCCTTGAGTCGTGTTGCTCTTTTTCATATTAACCTTTAAGAAGGCTAACAGGTCTGGAAACACCGCATCAAATTCTTCTTTTTTAAAACTCTTAAGAATTTCTACAGTAGCTTCTGCAACAGTATCATCTCGCATCTTACGTTCGATATAGGCTTGTACACTTGGATCTACAGCTGGTGCACTTGGTTGTTGTGGCGCATTGCTCATTTGAGCGCGACTCGACTCCAACTGAGTGATGTAGCTATTTTGATCCTTCACTTGTTTTTCTCTCTTGTCTAGATCTTTTTTCAAAGCTTCTAGTTGCTTTTCTAATTCGTCTACGGATTTTTCTAATGGCATAAATTACCTCCTAGAGCTGTTTTGCTTTAATGATCTTGGCGTTACCGCTGTTTCATTGCATTCTTGGCTGCTTGTAAGTTTGCCGGATTCATCTGTTGCGACTGTGATTGTTCGCTTGATAACTTCTCATGCTGTTCAATGTGCATAGCTAGCGCATCCATTAACTGTTTATACAGTTCAGGATTTTCTTCTTCAAGCTTTCTTACCGCCGGAGAGATTCGGAATAAGTTGTGCTCGACTAAGTGCTGGCCATGATTATGGAATTTCTCAACAGTTGGAACTTCCATCTTGTGCATGATCTTAGCATTTTCTTCATCGACCAAGTCGTGAGTTGATCTTTCCAGAGGATCTAATGTATCTTGGAGATACGTAGCTCTCATAGAATTAAGAACTTCTAACTTGGCAATGTAGGACATACCAGAGTTTGGGGCGAACATTCCTAGCCCCATAGCCTGTTGCATCTTCTTGTCGATTGTTTGATCGCTTTGCATCAGGAATTCCCTATTTACAATAGCGAGGTTCTCGGCATAGATACCTTTTAGACTATATTGATAAGCCTTTAAATCGGCTTTAGCAACCTTAAGTTTTTCAAACAAGACTTCTTCTCGGTCTTGTTCTAGATAAACAACTTTCTTAAAAACTTTAATTAAAGCTTCAGAAAGATTGTCTAATGCGTTGACAAGTTTATTCTCATCAGATTCTGACATTTTGTCAACGACTCCGTCAGTTCTTAAATTACCACGGCTTGCGCCATAGGCTGTGATCTGAGATAACCCAGCTGCTACAAGCATATCATCTTCTAAAGTTCTAAGATAATTAATAAATTCTGCAGAAAGTTTATCTTTTTGCACAGCGACAGGTTGTCTAGCATTTCTCTTTAAGCCAATTAGTTTACCAGGTTTAGTAGAAAAACTGTTCTTGTTGATTAAAGAACCTTCCCAATAATACATTTGTCCGATCGCAATATGGTTAACATATTCTAAGTATCGGTTCTTAACCGCGTTATACGTTTCTTGAATCGGAATAATTTGTTGATAAACGGTAACCCCGACAGTATGATGAGGTACAGTTTGTAAAGCAACAAAGTCAAAAGGAATCTTTCTTTGACCGTTCACGCCATTAGCAAATGGTAGAATATCGTCCCAAAGCACCTTTTCGTTGCAAATAATAATATACCTACCATTAGGATATAATGCATCAGGCTTCTTATAGTATTCAAAGATATAAGCATATTCAATATCAGTTGATGCAAGATAACCTATATCAGAATACTTAGGATACGTAGGTAAATTGAATTCCGTAATGTCTTCTTTTTGTGCGTCAAAGCCCCAACGTTTCTTGATATATTCCAACGGGAACGGTCTACGATGGACAAGTTCATTGACTTCATCCATAGATTCAACATGCCAGTTATTAATAAAAACTTCATGTAATGGTACTGCTAAAATAAATACTTTACCTTCTTTAATAGTAATATGGCCCTTTTCGCCACTACCTGTTTCAATATCTACTTGTGCAATTTCATCACCGTCTGACCAATCGATACCAGTCTTAAACCATTCAAGACCATAGACGTCAGCGTGTTTTACAGCTAAGTTAAACTTATCTTTAAAGTTAGATGTATTAATAAACTTGTTAATAAAGTTGTTAACTTTTCTTGAGTTCTCAATTTCTTTAGCAGAATTAGAAATAGGCTTCATGCCAGGGATCGGCATGTTTTGCGTAAGGATTCCATAACGAGTTAAATAGATAGGGAGAATACGATTAAAGATTTTCTTTTCAGTATAGATTGAAGGATCAACTTGCTTGTCTTCGATCGTAAGAGTTTTGTTATTTATCTTTTTATTCTGACGACCTTTAATAAATTCATTATTATATTTACCTTGTGCAACAAAAGGACGAAGATGCGTCGTACTATCATCTACGAAGTTCCTTATATAAGTTGTAATTGATCTAGGTGGTTTAGGCACAATTTACTCCATTATTCTTGTTCTGGTTGTTTTTCTTCGTTACCATCGAAACTAAACGGATCGAATGATTCTTCAGGTTTTGGTTCTACATCCTCGGATTTTACATCTGCATTACCAGAAGATCGAATCCATGATTCTAACTCAGCCATAGTAAGACGTTCTTTTTCTTGAGATTCTTTTGCAATTAATAATAATCTTTTATTAATTTCATTAACCATCAACATTTGATTATAAATGACAATTGCTAAAACAATAATGGATGTTATTGCTAGTGCAATTAATGCGATACTAAGAATAATTATTTCCATTCTAATTTAGTTTCTCCTTTTGGTTTAGGTTCTTTAACGGGTTTTTTGACAGGCTTCTTTTCAGGCACGGCATTTACTTCGGTGACTTTAACACCTAAGTAAGATTCAAGTAATTCTTTACTGTTTAAAAGAGCTGTCTTTAAAACAGAGGAATTCATTGATATAATTATATCACGGCTAAATTCCGTAGTGAAAACTAGGTCCGGAGTAGTATAGCTTGGAGCACCAAGATAAACCCTTTCAACCCTAGCTGGAACATCTTTGGCAAATTTAATCTTAAACATATGTATATACCTCTTTTCTTTATTATATTATAAATCAAACATGTTATCAACAGACATTTCCAATTCTTCTTCTTCCTTTCTTTCTAACTCAGCTTCGTCTTCCTCAAGCAATCTTTGAAGATGACTACGATTGTCAACTTTAACACCCTCTAATCCAATGGGTTCTACGTCATCAGAATAATATATTAGAAACAAACCGTAGGCGTCAAGAGCGTGATCTTTACTAGCTCTAGCTAATTGAGTAGGATCAACATCATCATAAACAGCTTTGTCAAGTTCGTCTATTAAATTAGAACAAACTTGAGAAACTTTAAACTTATATACACCGTCTGGATTACGTAAGGTCATAGCGGAATGAATCTTATCATAACGCATTTGAACTTTACCCTTGCCTGATTCTACCGAAATTGGATTAAGACCTAAGGATTCAAATACATCTGACTTTGTTTCACCGATAACCTTACCCTTATCATCTCGATAACGATCACCTTGTCTAAACATATCATGTGGCAAACAAGTAGCGGATATCTCTAAACCTTCTGATTCTTTAGCAATCTCTTTAACAAAATCTTCAAAGACTAATTTCTGACCATACATTTCTTTAAAGGTAACGACTCTTTGATCAGGCATAATGGCGTGCCAAAGAGCACAGTGATAGGATGGTTGAAATCCCCAGTCAATTGAAATAATAATCTCTATAGATTCAGATAGGTTATTTAAATCTCTTTGAATCAAACGAGGTTCAATACGTTGTTCAGCTTTAAGATCAAAGACTTTTCCAGCAACAACGTTCCAGTTACCGTACATATCCATTTGCTTCTGATGTTCAGGCAAAGCCATAAGGTTCGCAACATATGATTCGTTTAAAAACGGATTGTCTTTATAAGAAGCAGGAATAAATCTTACAAATCTCTTAATAACCCTACCATCCTTGGGACTTATAATCTCTTCAACTTTATCTTTAGTTTGAGTTGGTGTATAGTGATCATCATACCTAACAACGGTAGGATCAATGAACCGTTCTTTAACCCATGTATGACCAATCCCACCAGGGTTACAACCGAATACAACTTTAGTAGGAATCTTTATTGGTTGTCCGGTATACTTGTTCATAACCGTAGCAGAACGAACCATCGTTAACATGTAGTCAACAGTACGTTCTTCATGCTTAGTTACTTCGTCTACGATCAGGTAGTGAAATTCCCAACCTTGTTTTTCTCTAGCTTCTGCATAGGATGCTACGCGTTGAAGTGTAATATAACTGCCGTTAGGAAAAACAATAGAGCGACTAGGATACCAAGAAGAAGACTTTTCCTTATAATCATATAACTGTACTCCTTGTGCAAATTGAGGAAATAGGTTAGGAAGTTTATCAAGGAAGGATTGTTTAACAGCATCTAAGCTTTCACGAAAGATACCAATCTTTGCACCAGGATAAGTTTGTGCAAACATAAAGGCGTCAGCCAAAGCTCCAGCAGATTTACCCGAACCTCTAGCCCCTCCATACAAAATGATCCATAAGTCGTTATAACTTACAGGAGCATTGTGCAACATGAGTTGTTTTATATGTGGTTTATAATTGGGAGTAACTGTAATTGTATTTGCCATTATTCATTATCACTTTCATCAATCTTGTTGATTGTATACCAAGAAGCTCTATAAGCTGATGCTGGAGCGTATACTTTAAACAAGTCATTATACCTAGAATTTCTAACAAAGTTTGAATAGTTAGTAGCATAGTTAGTTTTATAGTTTCTCGGAGCATACACTCTTGGAATATAAACTCTTGGAGTGTAATAGTTATTAGAATTATTTTGTTTATAAGCATTATTGATTTCCATAATCAAGTCATCTAAGAATGGATAAGTTTGTCTTTCGTAAGCAATTGCGTCATTTATTGTTTTATATTCCGATTCACTTAATTGATTATAGAATTCATTAAGGTTAGGAACTTGAGATAGTTTATATTCTAAACTATTATTTCTTAATGCGCTTCTTACTTCAGGCATACCTACACCAGAGTTTAATGCATCTAAGATCATTCCATAAATAACAGATGGTCTT